CATTTACAAAAAAATAGTCCACGAAACAATAGAAAACCAGAAAACGTGGGCAATAATACAAAAATGTATAAAAAATCAGTAAATCATATAAAGCCGAATGCGAAGCCGAAGGGGAATGGGAACTCATGAATACAGGCTCATGTAGCTGCAAAGAAGACGAACAAAAAAGAAAAATTCCAAAAAGTAAAAAGTGAATGAAATAAAATTATTTTTTATAAGTAGTCGGTACTTTTATTGACAAAGATTTTTTAAAAACCCTCTATGTTTTAGGTATACTTTTATTTTTAAAAACATTTTATACACAAATTAAACAGTAAAAAAATAAAATCTTTGTCAAGAAAAGTCCCGACCACTTGAAAAAAATAATTATATATTCGAATTCCAAAAAGTAAAAAGTGAATGAAATAAAATTATTTTTTATAAGTAGTCGGTACTTTTATTGACAAAGATTTTTTAAAAACCCTCTATGTTTTGTGTATACTTTTTTTGTATAATATTATTTAATAATTAATAAAAAAATAACCTTTAATATTAAATAATGAAGCTTATATTGGTATTATTACTACTTATTGTACTCATAAGTATGTCCAGGACAGAAAAATTCACTGAATCCTTTGGATTATCTGGATACACTAAACCTATAGGACCTATAGTAATAAAAGATACAACTGTTGATTTATCCGAATATATTGAATACGATAAAGATGTTGAAGTCACGAATGATCTCATGCAGGAAATGGTATTCGCGACAAATAAAGAAATATCAAAAAGAACGGGACTTTGTACGTATATTATAGAAACTACCTTGGTAAAAAAATACGTACACAAAGAAACGAACCAGGAAATGTACAGGTGTATGTTTATGGCGGTTAAACATAAAGGGTTTTCTTTAGGGTTTGCTGTTACATCAGACATACGAATTATTGATGGTAAGGCGACCGTTTTAAGTTTGGCAACACAGCCTATAGATTACAGTCCACCATCGGATCCAAGTATTTATCAAACGTCTATAAAAGGAAGAGAGTTTGAAGATTATACGAATGTTAGACAAAGTGAAATAGATATCATAAAAAGTAAAAATTTTATAGAAAAGGTTATACCAGAACCACAAAGTATGTACGGTAAAATTCGTATTTAAAAGTTCTCAATAAAATGTAATGATCAGTATTGATGAAATATCACGTATAACTGAAAAAAGGAATCGATTAAAAAAAGAGACGTATGTTAAAATATACGAACAGGTATCAAAAAAGATAAGACAATCTGTTGAATTAGGACACAAATATTTATTTTGTCAGATTCCTTCGTTTGTCATGGGACACCCACACTTTAACAGAGTAAAGGCGTTACAGTATATAAAACGTCAATTTGAAATAGGTGGATTTACTGTACAACAAATAGGTGAATACGAACTCTGTATTTCATGGAAACCCAAAAAATCTATTAAAAATGTTCAGCACGAAGATACAGAAGATTTAGGAGAATTCCCATCTTTTGTAAACCTTAAAAAGGCTGCGAATAAATACAGGCGAAACGCGTGATACGAGTTTATAAAAAAACCTAATTAATCACAAATATGAGTGATCCATTAAATATATTAGTAGAAGCGCGACGCGAATACGTTGGTCAATTGTGTTTACTCATGTGCCCAGTCATGATCGAAACCTTCGAGAACTTATACGAAGAGGCGTATAAACTTTCGAAAGGTCGAAAAGTTCTTGTCATGTATCAAAAACTTTTAAAAGAAGTTCCAAATTGGAGTGATGCTATGTCAAAACAGCACACGGATAATATAACGAATCGGTGTGCGTGGTTTAATGACTTATTAGCCGCGGTATTCGTAAGTTGTGTTAAAATTTTATCAGCTGTTCGTTTGAACAAAGATAATAAGAAAATTTCACTCAAACTTCCTACGAACGAGGTGTTTATTCAGACGTGTTATAACAACGTCGCTAAAGATTTGTACCAGGATCCGTACATTTATCACGAAAACCAAAACGAACACGCGAGAAATGATAAATTATACGAAAGGTTTTCCACGTGTATAGAAAATTCCATAAAGGAACTCATACCTGTTCAACAAATTTTACAAACATATATGTCTCAGACACAAGAAGGTCAAGATTTGGATGTGGGTGAAGCCGAAGTTGGTGATTCGGAAGATCCGGACATTCTCGAAGAAGGTATGGAAGAAACTTCAGAAGAACCGTTCGAACAGTCAATGGAGAGAGAACAAGAAGAACCACAACCAATGGAAGAAGAACCACAACCAATGGAAGAAGAACCGCAACAACCACAAACGTCACCTTTAGATAACGAGTTCAGGACTATAAATACCGCTCCCCCAGTACAAGAAAGAGAGGATGAAGAGGTTTTGTTTCCAGACGCATCTGAAACTCGTGCAAAAAAAGTTGGTTACTATTAGATAAATGGAGTTTGAAGACTATTTGAGAGATCCCGCGTGGGCCGGTATAATTGCCGCTTTACTAACAGCTGGGTACATACACTTTAAAGCGAGACTAAATAACGAAGGTAAGCTTCCCGTGAGTGCATACGCGAAACCAGCCGCACTCAACGCAATTTTAGTATTTTTTATTGTTACGAATGGTTTAGGTAAGAAGGAAACCATATCAACTGAACCTTTTTAATTTTATTTACTTAAAGATATAATACGCACTTACAGTATAAAAATGACATCTGTATCTGCATTTAATGAAATGATGGGCCAGTTTCTTGTGGAATTACACAAGACATTTCCAGAAGAAAAAGGCTTGAAGAAATGCTTATCGGCGTTCGATTTAATGAAAGAGACGAATCCTCGGTTAGTAGTCGATGGATTTATGGCAAGCGTTACGCCGTTCGCGGATAAAATTTCCGCTAAAGACGATACCTTTTTCATAAACGAATCTAAAAACTTGGATTTCATGAAAGATGTAAATCTCGAAAAGCACTGGTCCTCGTGTTCACAGAACACAAAAGATGCTATTTGGCAGTATGTTCAAACTTTATACATGCTCGGTACAACTATCAGTTCTATTCCAGAAGACACTCTTTCTATGATTGAAAATGTAGCTAAACAGTGCGCAGACAAAATGAAAGACGACGGTTCGGAATTAGATGAAAGTGCACTCATGAAAACCATGCAAGGCATGTTAGGTGGCATGTTGAAAAAATAAAGTCAATATATATAAATGACATCTTGGTTTGAAGATCCAAAACAATTGATTCGTACAGATAAAGTCCTCGAATTTTGGCCGTCAAAAACACAATCTTCAGCAGAACGTGTTAATGCATCGGCACGTTTTATCATTTATGCGACGTGTATAGTCTATCTCATAAACAGAGATCCTCGTATTTTCGTTTTGGGTGTTACTGCACTCGGTGTTCTTTATATAATGGAAAAATCCAACATGGTAAAGGATAATTCTATTAGACCAACTACGGCGTATAACAACATTGGTAAAGAGTGTCTCGTGCCTACGAGAGATAATCCAATGGGTAACGTGCTCATGTCGGATTACGTAGACAGACCAGATAGGCCACAATCGTGTTATTATCCTACCGTGAGAAAGCCCGTGAATGATTACATAACAGAAGGTATAAATTATGGTCCAGCGCGGTCTCGTTCGTCTATGCCAGAATACCAGAAAAACGCCTTATCTAGACAATTCATAAGTATGCCAGATACTTCTATTGGTAATACCCCTTATTACGAGTTTATTCACGGTAAGAGACAAAACACGTGTAGACAAGACCCAAGATTATGTGATCCAGATGCAAGAGGCGTACAACTCGAAGCCTTTTCCGGTTTAGCACCAAACGGGGACGTGAGAAACTAAATCATATAAAATAAATAAAGTAAAGTAGATACTCGATTTGCTTAAACAAAATATTTTGTAATAATAAATGGCGTATCAACTCCAACCAGGTATGAAAGTTGTACAAGATCATGCGGTTCCATCCGTGTGTGCAACTGAAGAAGTTTTTGTGTATCCCCAGCCCAGTACTCTGAACTACGGTTCAAGTCGCCCAAACACGATGTTGTATGGAACTGCGCCGTACATGGCAGGTAAAGGTGCACCAGCGCAATACATAGAAACTTCCGATCAACTCAGACCCCAATCCACGTCCCGTTTTAACAAGGTCTTGGCAAAAACGTATGAAAGAAATTTCCACCCGCTCCAAAACGTCGAGT